TTGCTTCCGGTGGGATGCACAGACATTAACAGAACGGGCCAGCTGTTTGACGCGGCGGCGCAGGTCTGCCGGATTATTGACGGCATCCGGCAGTGCTCACAGAACTGATTTTTTTAAGGTTTTGCACAAATGAAACAAAAAGAAAACACCGCGATTGCACTGACGGAAGCCGCTGTTCCCGGGCGTCCCTTTAAGTTCGGACTGACGCAGGTTGTGGCTTTGCACGTCAGCGGCGAATGCGGGGAAATTAAAGCCCGTACCCAGTATGCAGATGGTGAAAACCGTTATCTGGTTTATTACCAGGACGCCCGCAAGGCAGCACAGCTGAAATGGTTTGGTGAGTCCATGCTGGAAATGATTGAGGATGTCCGCCATCCCGGAATGCCTGTATTTGCAGTCACCGAACTACCTGATGGCGCAATGGTTTCAGATACCCGGAAGGGCGTTTGATGGCGTGGTCACAGGATATCAGGGACAAAGTCCGTAACGGGTACATCTTTGACCAGCTTCCGCTGGATATCGTCGCCATGAAGTACGCCGTGCCGCACGACACCGCGCGGCGCTGGAAAACGCAGGCGATGAAGAACGGCGACGACTGGGACAAGCTGCGTGCCGCTCACGCGCTCGCCGGTGACGGGCTGGAAAGTGTCGCCCGCACCGTGCTTATCAGTCTGGTGGTGAAGTGTCAGACGACGCTTGAGCGGCTGAACCAGAACCCGGACATCCCGCCGCAGGAGTCCGTCGAACTGCTGGCGAGTCTGTCCGACAGTCTCAGTAAGGCGGTGGCCAGCAGTAAAAAAATCCTGCCGGAAACCGACCGGCTCGCCACGGCACTGGAAGTGGTGCAGCGGCTCGGCGCGTTCATCAAAGAGCGTCACCCGGCACAGTATGCCCCGTTTCTTGAGGTGCTCGAAGGCTTTGCTAAAGAGCTTGAGGATAATTTCAGTTAACCACAGCGGCCCGGTTTTCCGGGCCGTCTGATATTTGTATACCAGGTGTGACGTGGCAAAACGTAAACTTTCCATTAAAGAGTTTCAGAGAAGCTTACAGGAGTACATCGCCAACCTCCGCCAGACCATTGAGGCTGAATGTCTGGGGTTTGATGTTAACCCGCAGGCCACACAGGCCCGCCGGGCGGCAGTCTGCGACCCGGTGACGGGCTACGATTATTTTGTCGAAAACTATTTCCCGCACTACGTCCGCAACCCGGCAAAAAGTGAGCTGCATAAATACCTGTTCAGCCGTCTGCCACAGGTTGTGGCAAGCCCGGCCCCGGAGAACGACGCCATCGCCGCGCCCCGTGGTGAAGCAAAATCCACGCTGGTGACTCAGCTGTTTACCCTGTGGAACATTATCCGGGCCATTAAGCATTACCCGGTCATCATTATGGACAGTATCGACCAGGCTTATCCGATGCTGGAAGCCATCAAGGCTGAACTGGAATTTAACCCCCGTTTAAAAAACGATTTCCCGGAAGTGTGCGGGCAGGGGCGTGTCTGGCGTATGGGGACCATTGTCACGGCCAACAATATCAAGGTGACCGTTGCCGGTAGTGGTAAAAAGCTGCGTGGTCTGCGCCACGGCCCGTACCGTCCTGACCTGGTCATCCTCGACGACATCGAGAACGACGAGATGGTGCGTAACCCGGAGCAGCGCGACAAGCTGCACGACTGGCTCACCAAAACCGTGATGCCGCTGGGTGAGGCTGGCGGTAAAACCGATATTATTTATATCGGAACCATCCTGCATTACGACTCCGTACTGTCGCGCACACTCAATAACCCGATGTGGAAAACGGCCCGTTTTAAGGCCGTCATTCAGTGGCCTGCTAACATGAAACTGTGGGATGAGTGGGAAGAACTCATCCGCAACAAACAGCCGGAAGCAGCGGAGGCACTTTATCAGCAGAACGAAGCCGACATGCTCGCCGGGTCGGTGGTGTCATGGGCGGCGCGTCCCCTGCTGGCGCTGATGAAAATCCGTGTCCGTGACGGTCATGACACCTTTGATTCTGAATACCAGAACGACCCGGTCAGCGGTGAAGATGCGCTGTTTGCGGGCTGCATTAAGTTCTGGGTTAACCGTCTTGATGAATGGGTGTTCTACGGCGCTGTTGACCCCAGCCTCGGGAAGAAAAACAAAAACCGCGACCCGTCGGCCATTCTCGTGGGGGGCTTTAACCGCTTTACCGGCATTCTGGATGTGGTTGAAGCCGATATCCGCCGACGTCTGCCAAACAAACTTATCGAAGACGTGATTAAGTATCAGCGGGAATATCACTGCCTGTGCTGGTCGTTTGAGTCCGTCCAGTTTCAGGAGTTTCTGCGTACCGTGCTGGTTGAGCGTTCGGCGGCGCTGGGTGTGCCGGTTCCGGCGCTGCCGGTCATCCCGCTGGAGGATAAGGCGCTGCGTATCGAATCCCTTCAGCCGCATATGGCCAACGGCCTGATTCGTATCAGTCCGGCACATCAGACGCTGATTGACCAGCTGCGCCACTACCCCAAAGCCGACCACGATGATGGCCCGGACTGTCTGCACATGCTGTGGACGCTGGCGGTATCGCGCAGCGCAAAATTTCAGATTCACACCCCACGCAGCACCGGGCGTGACCGTGGCGGGCGTTTTGGTTCAGGAGGATGGTAATGGCACAGCTTGTTGATATTTACGGACGCCCGCTGAAACGTGAGGCACTCAAAACCACGCAGTCGGTCAGAGTGGCGGAACGGCTGCGCATTTATCCCGACCACCCGTCCCGAGGTCTGAACATCAGAAAACTGCCGCGCATTCTGGAAGCAGCCGAACGCGGTTATCTTCCGGCGCAGGCGATGCTGTTTGCGGATATGGAAGAACGTGATGGCCATCTGTTCGCCGAGATGGAAAAGCGCAAAAAAGCGTTGCTGACGCTGGACTGGTCGGTGGAGCCGCCCCGCAATGCCTCGAAGGCAGAAAAGGAGCTGGCCGCCGCCGTGGATGAGTGGCTGCACGGCATCCCGGACATGGAGGACATCATCCTCAACGGGATGAGCAGTGTCGGTTATGGCTTCAGCTGTCAGGAAATCAGCTGGGCGTTCGTGGATAAAACGTGGTTACCGGATGCGGTGACGCTGCGCCCGCATAACTGGTTCATTACCCTGCCGGAACACAATGACGAACTCCGGCTGGATGACGGCAATCGTGGGGAAGATGGTAAAGACGGTTCCGCGCTGTGGCCGTTCGGCTGGCTGGTTCACCGTTACAACGCCCGGTCGGGGTTCCTGGGTTCATCCGGCCTGTTCCGCGTACTGGTCTGGCCGTATCTGTTCAAAAACTTTGCGCTGCGTGATATGGCAGAATTTCTGGAGATTTACGGCCTTCCGGCGCGCATTGCTTACTATGCACAGGGCACCAGTGACGAGGACCGGGACAACATTCTTGAGGCGCTGGTCAATCTGGGTCATGAAGCGGTGGCAGCCCTGCCGCAGGGTAACGAGATTGAATTCAAGGAGGCCGCCTCCGGCGGACCGGAGGCGTTCATGTCGATGGTGGAATGGGCGGAGCGTACCACCTCAAAAGTGATTCTGGGCAGTACGCTGACCAGCCAGGCTGACGGTAAAACCTCCACCAATGCGCTGGGTAATGTGCATAACGAGGTCCGGCACGACATTCTGGCCGCCGATGCTCGCCAGCTGTCCGGCATGTTCAGCAGCCTGATACAGATGATGGCCAGCCTCAACGGCTGGCAGGATATCCCGCCACGCCGTCTGCCGCGACTGGTGTTTGATGTGCAGCAGGAAGCCGACATTAAGGGTGTGGCAGAAGCCGTCAACGTGTTGCTCAACAATGTGGGAATGAAGGATATCCCGGCGTCGTGGGTGCGCAAAAAAACCGGTATCCCCACACCAAAAGACGGCGAAGAGGTACTGGTGCCGGTGGCACAGCGTCTCCCTGTGCAGGCGGGCCTCAGCCAGCTGCGTGAGCGGCTGAATGTTGTTGCACTCAGTCAGCAGGACAACGGGGAGGACGACCCGGCACAGCGCGCCATCGACCGGGCAGAGCTTCCGGCAGAGGCCATCGCGCAGGGGATGAACGAACTGGTGGCCCCACTGGTGCAGGCCATACAGGAAGGCCGGGATGCAGACGAGGCCATGAACGTACTGGCGGAAGCATGGCCGGAGCTGCCGGATGACACGCTGCGGCAGTTGCTGACGCAGGCATTCTTTGTGGCGGATATCTGGGGGCGACTGAATGCCGACAGCTGACGATGTTGACCTGGGGTATGCGTACACCCTGAAACCGGAAGAAGCGATTAAATATTTCGAAAGCAAGGGATACGTTATCGGCTTCCGCTGGCACGATGTGAAGGACATCGCACACGCCCGGGCGTTCACGGTGGCGGGCGTGCTGAAACTGGATGTGCTGAAGGATATCCGTGATGGCCTGACGGCGGCAATAGCTGACGGCGGGACGTTCCGGGAGTTTGCTGCACAACTGGAGCCACTGCTGGAATCAAAAGGCTGGCTGGGTAAACGGCTGATTGTGGACGAGGACACCGGCGAACTGCACGGCAGACAGCTGACGCCGCGCCGGTTGCGCACGATATTTGATACCAACATTCAGTCGTCATATAACGCCGGACGTTATCAGCAGCAGATGGCGAACGTGGCTGACCGGCCTTATTTTGAGCGCGTGGCAGTAATGGATCTTCACACCCGCCCGAAACACGCCGCCCTGAACGGTTTTACCGCCCGGGCGGATGACCCGGTCTGGGAGTATTTCTACGCGCCTGACGGGTACGGATGCCGCTGCCGTATCCGGGCGCGTTCGGTGTCTGATGTGGAGAAATATGGCCTGACGGTGCAGAGCAGCGAGGGGCGACTGGTTGAGGTTGAACAGGAATATGGCCAGCCGGGCCAGACCATCAGAACAATGGGGCTGAAGATGCCGGACGGTTCCGTGTATACCACCGACCCGGGCTTCGGATTTAATCCCGGTCGGGTGGCATGGCAGCCGGAACTGGAAAAATACAATTACCACAGCGCCCGCCAGTATGTCACCGGCACCCTGACCGGGCCGGATTTTGCCCGGGGACTGGCAAACGTCAGCGAACTGGATGCGCGCCAGCGATATCCGCTGGCCATCCGTTCACCGGAACAGGTCGCCGCCACGGGCGCTGCACGGCAGACGGTAAACCTTACGGCTGACGTTATGAAGCGCCTCAGTGCAGCAGACACGCCCCCGACCGCCGCCGACTATGTGCTGATGCAGCAGACCATCGAACGGGCGGAGCATGTCACGCAGGACGGTAACGCGTGGCGGTATGCGTTACAGTCAGGCGACCGCTGGTCAGTGGCAACGGTGGAGGATGACGTGCTGACAGACTGGGTTATGCAGGACACACCAGAGGCATCATGAGCAGCGGTAAACTGGATATTAAGATTGATTTAAGCGCGTATAACACCACGCTGGGTAAACTGATTCGTTCCGTGAAGGACCGGCGCGACCTGATGACGGCACTTGCAGGCTCCATGCTGGATGCGGTGGAAACCAACTTTGAACAACAGGGTCGCCCGAAATGGATGGGCTGGAGTCCGGCCTATGCGAAGCGACGCGGCCCCGGGCAAATCCTTCAGAAGTCCGGGCGACTGGCTGCCAGTATCCGCTCTGCGGTTAACAATAACGAGGCCACGGTCGGGACAAACGTCCGTTATGCCCGTATCCACAACGAAGGCGGCGAAATCCGCCATCAGGCACGGACGCAGAACCTGTATTTTAAACAGTACAAAAACGGCAGCGTCAGCAGCCGCTTTGTGAAAAAGCGCAACAGTAATTTTGTGCAGAGCGCAACGGTCGGAGCGTATACGGTCAACATGCCCGCGCGTCCCTTCCTTCAGCTTGTGCAGGACGACATCGACGAGCTGGAGAACACCGCAAACCGCTATTTTGCGCGTGTGATTGACTGAATAACCACAAACGCGCTGTAATCGTCTGTGACAACATAAACGCCTCACGGATGAGGCATTACAGCACCGCACCCCGTAAATGCCGTCAGAATCGTTTTTAAAAGGGTTTTAAAAACGGTTTTATTTCCCCTTTTATCCTTTCCCGTTATGGCAGGGTGCTGAACACCCTCCACAGTACCCCGTGTTCCCCTTCCGTCATCATGTCGCGTATGAAGATGAACATTGCGGCGTTAAGCCTCGAAATTACTAAAGCAACCCACAGCGAAATCCAGCTGTTTCCGGCGGGCGAGTTCAGCGCGGTGGATGGACGCCCACATACCGATGAAGTCGAAAGCGGTAAATGGGTGCTGACCGCTGAACTGGCCGCGCAGCTTGTCGCACAGGTGGCAGCCCGTACCACGCCTTTTGTCATTGATTACGAACATCAGACGCTGCGCGCCGTAAACAACGGCAAGCCCGCCCCGGCGGCGGGCTGGTTCAGCCAGGTGGAATGGCGTGAAGGCGCGGGCCTGTATGCCACCGGTGTGGAGTGGACGGAGAACGCGGCGGCCATGATTGCCGCCGGTGAGTACAAGTTTATTTCCCCTGTTTTTGCCTACAACAAGCGCGGCGAAGTGCTGGAGCTGTTACATGCTGCGCTGACCAATACCCCTGCGCTCGACGGTATGGACGCGGTCATGCTGGCTGCGGCCAGCCGTCTGGCGAGTCTGTCAACTGAAACGGAGACCACAACGGTGGATGAAGAACTGTTAAACGATTTGCTGTCCAGTCTGCGCTGGATGCTTAACCTCCCGGTTACCTCAACGGCGGAAGATATTAAAAGCGAGCTGCAAAAGGTCGTTGACATGATTTCGAACGGTCAGGGAACGGCGGCGGCATCCGTCAGCCTGCTGACCCTGCTGAATCAGAAAGACGAGCAAATCGCCAGTCTGTCAGCAAATGCCTATGACCCGACGAAGCATATCCCTCTGACGGCATATGAAGAACTTCAGGGGCGTTATGCCGCACTGGCGCAACAGTCCGGTGAGGCCGAAGCCGGGGCACTGATTCAGGCGGCGCTGTCTGACGGGCGACTGCTTCCGGCGCAGGAAGACTGGGCGAAAGATTACGCCGGTCGCGATATCAACGGCTTTAAGTCCTGGCTGGAGAACGCACCAAAACTTGTTGCGCTCAGTCAGACACAGACCGGCGGCAAAGCCCCCAAAACGCCGTCGCCTGCCCCGGCGCAGATTAAAACCGGCGATGACGTTGATGTCGATATCGCCATTTGTTCAATGATGGGCGTTGATCCAGAGGATGTCGCCCGTTACGCAGGAGACAAATAAATGGATCGTAATACCCCCTATCGTGACGGCGAACTGAACCCGGTGCCGGTTGCCGCTGCGACCGAAATTTTTGGCGGTCATATGGTGGCCGTTAACGCATCCGGTTATGCCGTTCCGGCCAGTGCCACGGCCTCACAGATTACGCTGGGCGTGTCTGATGGCTGGGCGGATAACAGCACCGGCAGCGATGGTGATGTCACCGTTCTGGTGCGTTGCGGCAAAGCCTTTCTGATGGCGAACAGCACCTCAGACCCGGTCACACAATCGCAGGTCGGTAAGCTGTGTTACGTGGAAGACAGCGTGACCGTGGCAAAAACCGACAACAGCAGCGCCCGTCCTGTCGCCGGTAAAGTGATCGGCATCTGTGGCGATGGCGTCTGGGTTCATTTCAGTTAAGGAGCAAAACGTGTTAGTCAACGTTAAAAACGTCAAACAGATTTTTATCAATCTGAAGGCCACCTTCCAGAAAGCCTTCGACCAGTCGCCAACTGACTGGCAGAAGGTGGCAATGGAAGTGCCATCAAACGGCAAGGAAAACGACTACAGCTGGTTAAGTCGTTTCCCGAAAATGCGCGAGTGGATTGGTGACAAGGTCGTCAAATCACTGGCGGCATTTAACTACACCATCCGTAACAAGGACTGGGAAGCCACGGTTGAAGTCGATCGTAACGACATCGAGGACGACCAGATTATGGGCTATGCCCTTCAGGCAAAAGGCGCCGGACAGTCGGCGGCAGAACTCCCGGCAGATATTGTGGCGTCCCTTATCAGTAACGGTTTTACCAATCCCTGTTACGACGGTCAGATGTTCTTTGATACCGACCACCTGGTCGCCGGTAAATCGGTGTCCAACAAAGGTACCAAAAAACTCAAAGTTGGCTCGCTTGCCGAGGCGAAAGCCTCCTACGGTGCCGCCCGTACGGCCATGCGTAGTCTGAAAGATGACGAAGGCGCATCCCTCAAAATTCGCCCGAATCTGCTGGTTGTGCCACCGGCGCTGGAGGATGACGCGAACTACCTGATGACCGCCGAGAAGTTCCCGGACGGTACGCCGAACCCGTACCGCAACACCGCCGACGTGCTGGTGATGCCGGAGCTGGCGTCGGATTCTGCGTGGTTCCTGTTTGACACCACCAAACCGGTGAAACCGCTGATTTATCA